GGCAAAGGCCAGCGCCGATGCGAACGCCCGCAACTGGGATGCCCAGCATCCCACCGCGTCGTTCGACGGTGACGCGACAGGCGCCGCAAACGCCAAGAGGTCGGCCTCAAATCAGGGTTGGCAATGGAACGGCAGCACGTATAACGCTCAGTTCGGTGCCAGTACGGAAAGCGTGTCCAGTTCCTTCTGGAGCGCCATGCAATCCGGTTGGGAATGGGCGAAGCAGAAGTTCTTTGCCGTGTTCGGCATCAAACGCCAGAACGCCGAGGGCGGCGAGGTAGCTGGTTCGAATGTCACCAAGACCGGACGTGTGGTCGGTCAGGGCAACAATACGAGCGATTCGGTTCCGTTGAACGCCTACACGGATGCGAGTACCGGTGAGTACGTGATACGTAAGGCCGCCGTGCAAAGCATGGAAAACCTGTACGGCAGGGGAATCATGGCCGCTATCAACGCGACCGGCAGCATTCCCAGCAAATACATTGCGGACGCGCGGCGCACCAGCCAGATCACCATGCCTTCCGGAGGGTTGAACGGCGGTTACAAGTCCGGAGGCTGGTCGATGCCCATCGAAACCAGTTCGGGCGACACATACAACCAGACGTTCATCTATCCGAGCGTCACACCAATCGAGGTTCAGAAAAACAACAAGCTCGACCAGTACGCGAACCTCGGTCTCTTGCAGTAGGAGGAAACGATGCTCTCCACCATGTCCTACAAACTCAACGGGGTCGCATTGGATACGGAGAACTGTCTGGTCATCGTGGGCTCCACGCTCATGCCGGGCATCAGCACCCGTAGAACGGTCGCCACGGTGCCCGGCGTGAGCGGAACCTTGAACCTCGGTGTTCCGCCCGTGTTCGAGGAGCGTGAGATCACGTTGAAGGTGGACGCATTCACTCCGAAAGTGTATGAGGAGTCTTCCCGGATAATGCGATTATGCTCCATGCCGAATCTCACTCTCACTCGGGTGAAGGACGGTGTGGAGCAGTCCACGCGGGTGGAGCTCACCTCGTTGACCGCCGATGACGACAGTTCCCATCCGAACAATCTGGTGTCGTTCACCGCGAAGTTCGCCATGCCCGACGTGTGGTGGCATGAACCGGAGTATTGGGATCGTCCGTTGTCGTTGAACAAGGACGGTCTCGTGTTCCCCCGACCTGTCACCATCAACAAATTCTGGACGAGATGGTCGGGAGAAGCGAACAACAGTACCTCACTGTTGGCGGATTTCATCACCATGTGGCGCGGCGAGGTCAACAATTCCGAGAGCCTACTGTTCGAGGATGGTATCCCCGGCGACGGTTTCTGGGGCGACGCCCCGTTGACGGACATCGTGTTCCGTTTTCCCAGCACCGTCACCTCCGTCTCCCTGACCGACCCCACGTCGAACACTGGAATCAGCTGGACCGGTGCGGCGGACAGTGCGAAACCCCTCTATATCAGGCCCGACATCATGCGCGCATGGCGTTCCGACTATGCGAACTCCTGGACTCCGACCGGCACGGATGTTTCCACCGGTTTGGATTATCCGGCGGGAGGAATCCTGCAGGTATGGCCAGACGTTTCCGAACTTTACAGATTGAAGGTCACCGCCACGGGTGCGACGGGAGATGCGCTCATGCATGTGCGTCGCGCATGGTGGTGACGGGAAGGCACTTATGAAGAACCTCTCCATCCGTTTGAAGGCGTACAAGCCGAACGGCGACACTCTGGGCCTGCTCCCCCAGCCGTCCTCGTTTTCCGCGAGTTTCCTGCACGATGACACGGGCGCTCTCCGATTGGAGTATTCCCGTAAGGCGTTGAATGGGTCGATTCTTGAACGCAAGCTCGAAACCGGTCTGGAAATCGCGGTCGAAGTGTCCGATGGCGGCAAATGGCTGGAACCGTTGAACGGTCGTTTCGTGCTCATCTCCCGCAGTCGTGACGCCTTGGACTCTTCGGATACGGTGACGTTCACCTGCCCCTCCTATGCATGGTTGTTGAACAAGGCGCTCATGCTCGACCTCGCTCATCTGGAGGGTGACGGGGACGATAAGGGCAAGCGTGTGTTCAAGAAGGCCTCTGCCGGTCTGGTCATGCGCACGTTCCTTGATGAGAACAAGACCCGTGGCGGTATCCCCGTCACCTGCGGTTTCGACACGGGCAGGGATTCGGCGGGCGCTGCGTGGAAGAGCGTCATGACGCTTGCCTACACGCCGGGCATCAGCAGTCTCACCGCGTTGGCGAATCTCGCCGGCAACAAGATTTGCGACTGGGCTTTCGATAAGCGGACATTGAAAATCTGGAACATGGACTCCACGGCATTATGCCGTGATCTGAGCCGCATCTCCGTCCAATTGGCGCATGACGTGCTCGAAGCCCCGGAAGAGGAAAGCATCGAGGCATTGGCCTCGCATATTCTCGTGCAGGGAGATAACAACAAGGCTTTCACGAGGGATAATCCCGCAGCGCCTTCCCCTTGGGGCAAGTGGGAGACGTATCTATCCCAGCAGGGAATCAGCGATGATGATACCGCCGCCCTCTATATGCAATCCACTCTGGATACTGCGGCACGTGTTCGAGGCCAGTATACGAGGGCCCTGCGTGTCAACGATGCTCCGAGTCTTCCTCTCATCGATTACCGTCCGGGTGACTGGATCACCGCGCCAACCGTCATGCATGGGGAGAAGGTGCGTGTCCAGCAGGTCACGTTGAGCTTGGAATCCAATCAGTTCAAAGCTTCGGTCGTGTTGAACGACAAGGTTTACGATGCGACCGTACGTCAGGCGAAACGAGTACAGGGCATCACCGGTGGCGCCATCAACGGCGGCACCGGTGGTGGCCTGCCCGCTCCGGAAAAAGACCATCGGACGCCGAAGGCCGTGACTGGTCTTGTGGTGCAGACGGACGCCTATATCTCCAGTCGTGGTACCGCGTTGGGTTTGGCTACCTTGCAGTGGGCGCAGGTCTCGCAGGCGACGGATAATACGGCCATCGATATCAGCTCGTATCGGGTCGAATACCGGAAGAATCTTGCGGGTGCCCCGTGGGTTTCCGGTGGGGTGACGGACGCGCAGCGGTTGACGATCGGCATCGGCGGGTTGGAATGCGGCGCACGCTATGAGTTCCGCGTGCGTGCGGTGCCCACGTACAGCGACAGGCTGGGCGAATGGTCGAACGTGGTGGTGGCCCTCGTGGCCTCGGATGTGACTCCGCCCAGTATTCCATCGAAGCCGATCCCGACCAGCAGGTATGGGATCGTGGACGTCCAATGGGATGGCAGGAACAATGTCAATGCGGGGATGGAACCGGATTTCGACCATTGCGAGCTGGGCGTCAGTGAATCGAACGGCAACTGGCAGTACCGGGATTCGGTCGCTCGTGACGGGCATTGCATCGTCACCGGCCTGACCGCGTACAAGACGTACTGGTTCGCGTTGCGTTCCGTGGACCGTTCGGGCAACAAGTCCGGCTGGTCGGCGGGTGTGAGCGTGGTCGTGCAGTCGGCGGTCTCGCCGGAAGAGGTCGAACAAATCCAGCAGGATTTGGCTGACAACAAGACAGCGTTGAAGGACAATACGGCCAAGCTCGACCAGGCGCGGAAGGATATCCAAGCCAACAAGTCGAATCTCGACGCGGCGAATCAGACGCTCTCGCAGGCGCAGGCCGATCTGTCTCAGGCGCGGAAGGACATCGCGCAGACCAAAAGCGACCTGACCACGGCGAACGGAGAGATTTCGAAGGCGAAGGAGTCGGCTGCGCAGGCGTATGCCGAAGCCCACTCGAAGAACCATACGTTTCGTGGGCCTGACATGCCGGACGCCTCCAAAGGGCTGATCGTCGGCGACCTGTGGCTCAAGACCCAGAAGTATTGGACTCGCTGGCAGGGTGAGAAGAACAATTCGCCGTCCATGCTCGCGGACTTTTACACGTACTGGCAGGGGAATCCGAACAATTCGCCTTCCGTGCTCGTGCCATTGGCCGACCGCGTGATCGACACGCTCGTGTGGGACGGTTCCAAGTGGAACCGCATGGGCTATGCCGACGTGGAGGACAATGCGAAGCAGATCGAGCAGGCGAAGTCGGATATCGCGGACAACGCGGCGAAGACCACCGACGCGAAGAAGGCCGCGGAGAATGCGGCTGCCGCCGCGAAAAACGCGCAGGGCACGGCAGACAGTGCGAAGAGCGCCGCAGGCACGGCCCAGTCAACGGCGGATGCCGCCCAGACTGCCGCCGAGAGTGCGACCGCGACCGCAGGTCAGGCCAAGGATGCCGCCAATGCCGCGCAGACCGCCGCCGAGAGCGCTAAGAAGACGGCTGGCAATGCGCAGACTCTGGCGAATACGGCCAATGAGTCCGCCAATGCCGCCAAGTCCACAGCAGTCAATGCTTCGAGCGTTGCGACCCAGGCCAAGGCCACGGCTGACAGTGCAGCCCAGTCCGCCACGGATGCGGCGAATGCCGCGCAGAAGGCGAATACGGCTGCTGCCGCAGCAGCTGGCGTGGCTAACGGCAAGGCCGACGTGCTCATCCAGTCCACTGCGCCGGATACGTCGATGCGCAAGCCGACTACCTTGTGGATCGACACCACCGGTGGTGCTAACACGCCGAAACGGTGGAACGGCAGCACGTGGATGGCGGTGACGGACAAGGCGGCCACGGATGCGGCCAATGCGGCTGTCAAGGCACATGCTGCCGCGCAGACGGCGCAATCAACGGCTGACAAGGCTCAGACCACAGCCGCGAACGCGGCCGCGCAGGCGAATCAGGCGCAGGCCGCCGCTAAAAAGGCACAGACCACCGCCGACGGCAAGAACCTCATCTACCGTGGACCGGACGAACCCTCGCATGATGGGCTGAAGCCGGGCGACATGTGGTGGCGCACGCAAAAATACTGGACTCGTTGGAAAGGAGAGAGAAACAACAGTCCGTCCCTTCTGGCCGACTTCTACACGTACTGGCAGGGAGCGCCGAACAACAGTCCGAGCGTCTTGGTGCCGTTGTCCGACCGCGTGGTCGAAGTCCTGACGTGGGATGGCACGCGCTTCACGCCGTTCGACCTCGTGGCCAACAATATTCTGGCTGCCGGCACGGTGGCCGCGAAGCATCTCGCCGTGGACTCCGTGACCGCCGAAAAGGTCAAGGCCAATGCGATCACCGTCGACAAGCTCGCCGCAAACAGCGTGACCACTGAGAAGCTGGTGGCCGACGCGGTGACCGCCGCAAAACTCGCCGTTAACTCGGTGCAGGCGCGCAACATCGTCTCGCTCGCCATCACGACCGACAAGTTGGCCGCGAACTCGGTGACGACCGCGAAGCTCCGCGTGACGGAGGACATGACCGTGGCGCTCCTGAATGTCCACAAGATACTGGCCGGAGACATCGTGGCTGGCGCGGTCACGACGGACAAGATTGCCGCCAATGCGGTGAACGCCGACAAGATTGCTGCCAACAGCGTTAACGCCGACAAGATAGTGTCCGGAGCGATCACCGTCGACAAGCTGGCGGCAAACAGCGTGACGGCTGTCAAGATCGCGGCTGGCACTATCACGTCCGACAAGGTGGCGGCAGGCCAGTTCCGGGGCTACGTGTTCACGGGCGCGATATTCCAGTCCAGCGAGGCTGCGAACACTGGAATGAAGCTCAATTCGACAGCCCTGCAAATGTGGGATTCCAACCATAATCGCACCGTCTATCTGGATGGCGAGGGCAAGTCGAATGTGCTGACCGGCACGTTCCAGACGAGCCTCACCGGCCGTCGAATCATAATCTCACCGACGTTCCGCCAGACGACTGTCGGCGGCGATGACAGTACCGAAGGCTCAGGCATCAAATTCGCACACGGGCGCGACGGGAGCGACGCCTACATCGCGTCGGAATCCCGGACCAACTATAAAGGCGAGGTCTCCGCCATCGTAATCAACGGAGGCCGGTTGAGCGACACCGATCCGGGGTCGTTCATGCGTTTGGGCGAA